TGTGATCTGCTTCCATGTCCTGAGTCGGAGCTCGTGCTGAGCGTAACCCACAATGCCACAAAACGCACGGTTGCATCTAACAAAGCGATCATCAAGATCGACAATGGCCATCGGGATTTCGGAGATGGCCCAGAGGGACTCATACTGGGCAAGATCAAGGGGAGGCATGTCATGGCTGACTCTATTGCATTGCGTTATGGTTAAAAGGCTGAAGATGCGGCTTGAACAACGTCATAAAAGCATTCGTAAGTTCCGCTTACCGTGTGTCCAAGGTAGAGTGTATCGGCATCAGAAGTGCTGGTGCCGTTGCTGCTTAGACAAGTCTGTGCACCTGTGCTGGTGAGGGCGGGCTTGCTGTCCGTGGTGGCCCATCCTGCTCGGCAGATGGCATTCGATCCGCTGCCTTTGACGTATTCTAGCCAGATGTAAATATCAGTGTTGAGCGGCAGAGTCGCCGAGGATGAGGCATTCGATCCGCCAGCGGCGTTGGTGCGCATGGTGCGGTTGACGCCGACGAGAATCAAGCTGCCAAGGATGGTGCTGCCATTGCGGATCGTGGCAACCGTTGGGTTGCTGCTGGTGCTGGCAACACGGAAACGAAACTTGGTGAAGAGCGAGCCTTGCGCGGTGAAGGTGACAGCGGTGGAGCCGGTTTGGGCGGACAGGTTGATCTGAAGGGACTGGCTGCCTGCGATGACGGTGCCGGTGTGGTCTTCGTCGATGGTGCCCGTGCCTGCCTCGGTCCATGTTTCTTCGTAGCCAGTGCCCTCGAAGCCCTCGTCCACCAGAAAGCTGCTGCCTGCGGTGGCGAAGCGGTAGGGGTTGAGGATGAAGCCTGCGACGGCGTGGGCGGTGCCGAGGTAGAGGCAGGCGATGGAAAGAAGGAATAGCTTCATGGTTAGCGGGTGCCAATGATCCAAACTTTAGCGCCGGTCGCGCCGGTGCCTGCGGTATCAACGTCGATGGTGATCTCGGCGTCATCGGCGAGCGAGGTGTCGGAGATCACCGCAGCGGTGGCGGCGGTGGTGGATGTCTTTTCGGAGGCATCACAGGAGAGCTTCGTGCTGAGGATCGTGGTGCCAGCTTCGTTGATGTCCACGGTCGGTGTGCCGGAGCTGCTCACGGTGGTCAGGCTGAGGCGCACGGCTGTCACGGTCAGAGCGAAGGGCATTCGGAAGGTGATCTTGGCGGTGCCGGTGGTGATGGCCGTTGTCTCGTCCGAGATGGCGACACCGATCTCGGCGGCCTCCGCCTTGGGCTTTGTGGTGGTATCAACAGTCAGGGTGCCAGCACTTCCCGTGGTGGTCAAAATGCCGTTCGTGGTTAGGTTAGAGAGGGTGGCGATGTTCTGACTCGTGTTGACGGTGATCGTGTTCGTCGATCTCGTGAGGCCAGTGCTGAAGGTGAGGGCGGCCTCCTTGGCATTCCAAGTCGAGGCGCTCGAAATGTAACTGTCCGCGATGGCCGTTCCCTGCCAGACGCCGGTGGCGATGGTGCCGAGGCTCGTGAGACTGGAAGCGGTGACACCACTGGCGAGCGTGGTGCCCGTGAGCGTGCCAGCGGCGGCGGTGACGGTGATGTTCGCGGTGCCGTCGAATGTTGTGCCGTTGATGGTTCGTCCCGTTTGCAGGGCGGTGGCGGTGGCGGCGTTGCCGGTGGTGGACTGGTTGAGGGTGGGGAAGCTGGTGAGGGATGCCGCCGAACCATTGGTGGTGAGAAACTCGCCGGTGCCGTTTTCATCGGAGAGCACGCCGCGAAGCTGGGCGGAGGTGGTGGCGGCGAACTGGGCGAGGGTGCCGGAGGTGAGGGCATCGCCTCCGCCGGAGATGCTAGCTAGCTCGTAGTCTGTGGCACCCGCATTGACGCGGAGGAATTTGCCACCGTTGCCGGTCATCGACGGCAGGAGCGCGATGCGTGCTGCGCTGGCGGTGGTCTGGCCGGTGCCACCGTTCGTGATGGGTAGGGTTCCAGTGACTTCCGTAGCGAGAGAGATGGTTTGTCCAAGGAGTGAGACGTTGGCGGAAAGTCGGGCGTCTGCGACGGTGCCGCTGGTGATGTTGGAGCCGTTGAGGGGGGTATTGTTCGTCAGTAACCGCCCACTTTCAGCGGGCATGTCCCAAGCCATTGATGCCTGCTCATCGGGAATGCCCAAGGTGCTCGTCTGTGTGCCCAGCGTGGTATTGACGTGCTCCCAAGTTAAGCCGCCATTGAAGTAAGGGTTCAGTTCCGTGGTATAACCAGAGATTGACGCACCGTCAGGAATGGTAACGGTGCCGGTGAATGTGGGCGACTCGATTGGAGCATAAGTGCTCGCCGCCGTGGCGGCGGTGAGGTAGCCGGAGATGCTGGCACCGCTGGGAATCGTGACGGTGCCGGTGAAGGTGGGGGATGCCAGCGGGGCCTTGAGTCCGAGGGCGGTATTCAGGTCCGTCTGGCTGGCGATGGTGCCGGTGATGTCTCCCCACGCGGGTGATCCGCCGCCGCTGCCAAAGCCGGTGATCGTGGCTCCGGTGGCGTTGATCGTGGCACCTGCTGCAATCGTGAGCGTCTTGCCGCTGCCGATGGTCAAGCTCTCCGTGATCGTGTTGCCGCTCACATTCTTGAGCACGGTTTTAGTCTGCCCAAAGGCGAGCACGGGCAGGAGCACAAAGGCGGCTGCGGTGATGAGTAGGATGGCGGTTTTCATGTCGTAAAAATGGGGTTTGAATTAGCGGACGCGCTTCCAGACTTGAGCATTTGTGCTGGCGTTGTAATCGTCAGGGCGAACGATGCCGTTGGCTGAATCCTCTGCGTTGGTGCCAGAGAAAAGAATCCAGTCTTGGAGTTCTGACGAGACGTAGATGGAAGTGAGAAGCGATGATTTGCCAGCAGTGATGAGGCCGTCAAGATTTGTCGAGCCGCCGCCAGTGAGTCCTGTGATGGCCGGATACCAACGTGGAGCGCGTTCTTCGAGCCATTCCTCGCCACCAGTGAGCACTTCCACGCTGCCCGGTTCAGGCTCAATGGCGGGGCGGTCAATATGGCAGATGGTGTCAGTGTCCGAGATGGCAGGCGTTGAAGCCTCGCCAGATGCCCACCAGTGAATTTCCAGAGCCGTCGTGATGCGTAGGACGGTGGCGGTGGCAAAGGCCGCCGTAAGCTCTGCCGTGTGGAGAATCAGCTCGCCCTCGTAATAGCCTGCGGTGCTGCCGGGCGTTTCCCAGCTAGTCACCTCTGCCAATAGTTCGCCGTCCTTCACAAGATAAAGGGCGAGCCCGTAGCCAGTCGGGAGCAGTTCAGCCACTCCGGCACGCTCGAATTTGAGGCGGGCAGGCTCGCGACTCCGCCACTTCAGCCCTAGCTCCTCCGCGTCAGTGGTAAGCTCGTTCGTGGCTAGGTCAAAGATGATGTCCATATTTGTCTGGTTAGTTTGTCAACGGCGCGGCCCTTTGATCCATGAAACGAGGGAGTGCCGCTTCCCTTGGGTGACTTCGGTGGCGCGGTGCCAGAGGTTTGACCGGAAAAAGAGCAGGTCGCCTGCGTTACGAAAGTAGTTCGCTGGTAGCTGATCGCCTTTGATCTCGAATTGACCGCCTTCGTATTTGTCGGGTGGCGTGAGCTGCATGACGAGGGTTAGCTTCCGCTCGAACGGGTCTTTACAAAGCTCTGACGAATCTTGATGCCAGTCGTAAAGCCCACGATCTGCGCTGTCGTATTCGGTCAACTGCCACTCCGTGCTCGCGTGCTGGATGTCGAGGCCAAAGGTGGCATTCGCCTTCAGTGTCTCGCGTTCGATGCGGCGGAAAAACCATAGTAAATCAAGATCGGCAAAGTCGAGCCATCGCACTGTTGAACGCCTGAGTTGATTGTCAGTCCGAGTCTGTCCACCGTGCCCGACAACTGCGGGTTGTGACGGATACCGTTTGTTGCAATACTTCAAAAGCATTACGCATTCCTTCGGCGTTAATACGCCGGGCGAGTGATACCATTGATTACGCGTCATAATGTGGTGAGCTTGGGTGTTAGAGCACGGCCCCAAAACTCGTCATTGCGGAGCTTTTGATCTTCCGTGAACTGCGGGAATCTGCCGCGATGGCAATGCTTGGCAAGTGCGGAAATCGTGACGGTGCCGCGCTTTTCCTTCCGGCTGAACCATGACCGATTGGCCTCGATCTGGATGAAGTCACTGAAGACCGATGCGCCGAGTTCTCCCGCCGTTTCGCAAGTCAGGCCGGTCACGATGATAGATGGCCTCACTGCCGCCATGAACCTCTCTGGAATGCGGACGAACGCGAATCGCTCGCCTTTGCGAATGCGCCAATCAAGGCAGTCCATAAAGCGCATTTCTGGCTGTTCTACGACGTGCAAGCCCACGACTTCGCTCCCGCTTTCCACGATGGCGAGCTTTGCGCCCGGTTCGCCGGGAACACCCGCAGGGCCGGGAACTAAGGGGCCGGGAGGGCCGGGATCGCCGGGAACAGATGCGCCAAGGGGGCCGGGCGGGCCGGGCGGGCCTGCGGGGCCGGGGTCGCCGGGCGGGCCGGGATCAACCGCGTTATCGCCAGCCGGGCCGGTAGTGCCTGCGGGCAAGTCCACCCTCACGAACTCTACGCTTTCGGACTTCATCGGCTCGAATGATGCGCCGTTTGGCATGTTCTTAATGATCCACGCCATTGATTCGCGGGCATCCGAAACGTAGGCGAAGCCGCCTTTGCGTTTGAGTTTATAGGCCGTTTTCATGCGTGCGCGGAGTTGTAGAACTGATCGTTGTTCCGCTTTTGGTCAATGGTGTAGTCCTTAAAATGCCAGCCATCGAATCCACGACGGATGCCAATCACGGTCACGATGCCCCCCGAATGCTTGCCGGAGATGGCGACGGAAATGCCGTCAATTCTCACGCCAACGGCAGGCACGTTGCAAGCCATGACGCGAAGTGATGCCGGTTCAATCGTGCCGAGAAAAAGGGCTGGAATAGTAACGGCGCTCTCATTGGCTTTGAAAGTGAGTCGCTCGATGAAATACGGGCGCGGAGCTTCGAGCGCGGCCATGCCGACGAACATGCCGCCAGCTTCGACGATGGCGAATTTATCGCCGGGCTCGCCGGGCGCTCCACCGGGGCCGGGCGGGCCGGGGCCTCCTGTTGGTCCTGTCGGGCCGGGAGGGCCGGGGATGAGATTATCGGGGCCGTCGGGGCCGTATGGCCCTGGGTCGCCGGGCGGGCCGGGCGGGCCGGGCTGATCTGTGCCGGGCGGGCCGGGCGCTCCAAGGTTGCGGAAATCCACGAGCTTACTGCCGTCGTAAATGGTATCGTCCTGCTTCGCGTTGTAGTAGGTCGTATCATAGCCGAGCACTCCGCCCACCCATTGAATCATGCGCGCCAGAGCTTCGGCGTGAAGGAGTCCCGGCTTTGGGAATTTGTATTGCCGTTGTTGGTCTGCTTTCATGGGCGATGTGCTGCCGCGTAAAACGCATTGTTAGCGCGCATTTGATCGGCTGTAAATCGCGGCCATGCGGCAGACTCGAATCCGCGACGGATGCCGCAGAGCGTAACGGTGACGGTTACGGGGCTGGAAACTTCGATGAGGATCAAAGACGATTCCAACGTGACGGAAACCTTCACGGGCTCGCTCGTCACTACGCTTTCAATCTTCACATCCGATACCGTGGCAAGCCAGCGTTCATCTATCGCCACGCGCATCATGGAGCCTGCATGTGTGAATATGAGATGATCACGGAAGAGAGCCTCGCCACATTCAACGGCAGCGAATCCGTAGATGCCAAGATCGTTCTCAACGATGGCCGTCTTTGATTCGTCGCCGGGGTCACCTGGAACTCCTGGCAATCCTGGCGGACCTGCGGGGCCGGGCGGTCCTGCTGGCCCCTCTGGGCCGGGAGGTGAGAACATGCCGGGAATGCCTGGGCCACCTGTCGGGCCGGGCGGTCCATCTGGGCCGGGAACTGGCGATCCGTCAGGGCCGGGCGGTCCAACGTCCGAGGCCGCTTCCAGCCTATAGTGCGTTGTCCCGTCCGCCTGAACGGTGGATGACTTTGCTCCGCGCACGTCGATCTTTCCCATCGCTTCCATCTTGGGGGCGAGCCAAGTCAGCCAGTCCTTTAAATCTCGGACGGTTGCGAAGCCGCGTGTTCTGCGGAGTCGATAGCGAGGGATTGCCATGATTGGTCAGTCTCACAATTCAACGGCTGGGGGCGTGTTCGCGTCGGGTTTGCCGCAGTAGCGGACGAGCTTGCGGCCTTTGCTTTCGATCTCATCGCGGATGACAAGGCCACGGCTCACGAGCTGCGCTTCGACATCGGCGGCGAATTGGTCAATGTGATAGAACCAATGGCCGGGCTGCGCTTGAAAGCCCTTCAAGAGCTTCTGCATCATCTCGCTAATGGGTGGCAGTTCAGGAGCTTCGTCCTTTGGTGCGGCTTTGGGTTTGGATGTTTTCATAGATCAATCGGGCAGAACTTTTTGCTGGAACTCATAAACGACACTCCAGAACCAAACGGAGACGCCGGGCAGTTTTTCGGCAGTGATGGAAGCACGACGCCAGCCGAAAGGCCAATGGTAGCGGACGCTGCCGGTAGTCCAGAAATCAAAGTCGGTAAAGGTTGGCGCATCGTCGGGCGTGAGGTTGCCGGGAATGCCGCCGAATGGAGGCTCCGTCAACGTCACGAATGAATCTGTGACGACGAGCTTGGCAAGCGAGACTTCCACGGGAACGGAGCCGTGGGCAGATAGTCCGGTCACGACTTCGCCTTCTTCGTTGTAGGTCGAGTAGATCGTCCAGTTGCCCTCTGGCGTGATGGTCTGAGCGGCACACGAAACGCGGCGGGTATAGGGCTTGTCGCCTATGAGTCCGCGAAGCTGAAGGTTGAGAATCTTGTAACCGTCAACGTCCGTATCTTCCTCGGATTTGTCCATGATGAACATATTCGGGAACTCAGGCGAAACCATGTCCACCGTTGGAGCCGTCGCACCACGGGCGAAGATGGCGTCATTCGGCGTGCGGGTGCCAATGGTGAGCGCGATGTTATCAAAGCCCTCAGAGGGCGAGGCCTTCGTCTGCGCGAATTTCCGCCACATCTCCGTTGGTGATTTGAAGCCCTTGTATTCGGTGCCATTGAAAACCCACACGTCGCCGACTTGCTCCGGCTGAACATCGGTCGCCTTCATGTGAACGTAGCCGGGCAATGACGAGCCGGGGACAACAAAATCCTCATCCGACGAATCGACGGAGTAGATGCACGAATCGAAATCACGGGCGCGGAGTCTCCAACGCAATCCTCCGATTTGTTCCTCAAGTGCGCCGTATGAAAGGCATTGTGCGGGTGCTGGCATTACTGGAAGGCTTTTTCGATGGTTTCACTTGTGGAGTTCGCCCACTTGTCGAGGCGGTCCATAACTTGAGTCAGTGGCGACTCTGTTTTGACTGCGGCTTGCTCGGCTGGCGCGTTTCCAAAAGCATTGCCAAACTTGGTCTTTTGCGCTGCGTCGATCTCGGCAAAGGAAGAGAATCCGCGAGTGGTGGCGGCAGTGGCGTTTGCCCGTGCCTCGTCAACTCGTCCGCCTGCCCGTGTTCGTGCGGCGGCGGCATCGCCTTGGTCTTGTGAGTAGCCACGAATCTTTGAGCGTTCGCCGTCTCCGCCGTTCTTTCGAGCTTCGGCCTTTGTCTCGGCGTTCACAAGTCGCTCTGCCATCTTCGCGGCTTCGTCATAACCGATGCCGAGCTCGTTCATTAAGCGAGTGGTTTGTTCGATGATGTCGCGCTCGCGTTCGAGCTTCGCGACTTTCGCGTCCTGCCCACGGCTTGCGGCTTCGGCAATGGCGAGTTCGAGGGCAAAGAGCTGCATGGCTTGCTCCTGCGCGGCTACCTGCTCGGCTTTAGCAAGCATCCGTTCTGTCTCAGTGCGCACGAGGTCTTGATTGGCTTTGTCCTGTGCTTCGGTGGACGCTTTGATCTGTTCTTCAAGTTGGCCGATGCGCTGCAAGACGGCCTCTTTTTCAATCTTGAGTTGGATAGCCTTTTGTTCGTCGCCCGCAAACTCAGCCATGTTGATTTGAGCGTCGATCTTTTCCAGATTCTTCACCTCACGCTGTTGCTGCACTTTGGGAGGCGCAAAACTCATAGAGGTCTTTTCGCTGGCGCTGGCGAGCGATGACTTGAGCTTATCGAGTGCGTCAGCCTGCTTTTTCGCTGCCGATGCTGCCGCTTCCGTCTCGGCGTTGGCGCGGCTTTGCTTCGCCATATAAACGTCAAGGTAGGAATTGAGTTCTGACTTTTCCTTGGCGAGATTTGCCTCCGCTTCTGCCTGCCGGTCAATGACTTGAGTTGCCGCTTTGGAGATGTCGTTAGCGATCTTCTGCGCGTTGTTATAGGCTTCGACTTTATCGGTTAAGTCGCGAATGACAGGGATTCCGCCAAAGATGGCTTGAAATGCCGCCACCTGCGCGTTGAGGTAGTCGCCACCAACTGACTTGGAAGCAACGAGTGCCGCGTTCCCAAGGTCGGAGAATCCGCCGATAACTTCGCCAATAGCGGTGCCTGCGGTTTTAAAGGTTCCTTCCGCGCCATCCAGTGCCGCTGTGATTTCTTCAATGGGGCCGATGACCGATTTAGATGCCGCGTCTCCAAAGTCCGCCAGCCTGCCGGTGAGTGCATCCGTGAAGTTGTCCCATTTGCCCTGCAATCCAATAATAGCGCGGGGGATCGTGCGGCTGAATCCGTCAACAATGAGCGTGATGAACGATTCCACTGGAATGCCCATCTTTTGAATCTCTTCGGTGTCGGCAGTGCCGAACACGTCTTTCATCACCGTGCGAATCTGAGGCACGCGCTCGGCGATCTGATTGATTTCCTCGGCGCTGACTTTGCCCTTACTGGCAATCTGGGACAATGCCAGCGCCACGCCGTCGAGTTCTTCTTTGCCTTTGCCGACGACTGCCAGAGCGTTTCCGAACTCGCGAATAGCACGTTCTGACACGCTGGCGGAGATGCCCGCAGAACGCAGGCGGATGTCCGTTTCAACGACTTGAGCGAATCCAAGGCCGGGGTCTTTTGAGAGCGTGCGCAGTTCAGACATGCGATCCGTTGCCGCTTCAACGCTGCCGGTCAGACTTACCATGCCGAGACGCAGGGAATCATACTTCACCGTAGCGTCAACGATCTCACGCACGGCTAGGAATGATCCGCCAGCGGCAGCGAGGCCACCTAATGCGGAGCGCATCCGTGAAGTGGCGCCGTCCACGATTGCGCTGGCCTGCCTTGCACCAGCGGCGAGCCGTGCGTTGTTCCATCCTAATGTGACTTCTGCGCTCATGTGATCAGGTTAGACTGTCAAAGGCCAAACGACTTGAGGACGCGCTTCCACCAGCGGCCCTCCGCGTTGTCCTCACTTTTAGGCCAGCGCATCTCCGCGCCACCTTCGAGCAGCAATTGGTGAATGTAGCTCCAGCCTCGTTCCTGCGGAAGATGATAGCGAATAAAGTGTTCATTAAGTGCGGGACATGCCCGGCTGACGAGTGAGATGTAAGCGGCACTCGTCGCCGGGCGGGCTAGTTTTTTGATTTCTGTGCGTCGTGGCGTTCGCTGGGTTTGGCAATAGCGCGAGTGGTTTGAGCGCGGTTATAGATGTCGTAGAACATACCCACGGCCATCGTCGCCTCTGAATGCGTCACGTTTTCATTCGCCCATGCCCTGATTCGGGTTTCGAGTTCAATGGCGCGATCTTTGCCGGTAAGACGAATCCAGCGAGTGCCGCCGTCTTCCGTCTCCACTTCCTTCATGCCGGGAATGCCAAGCCAATCATTCGGCTCGTGACTGAGAAACCAAAGCAGGCGGAGAGCGTCGGGAACCATTGCAAACGGCTTTCTGATTACCTCGTCCAAGGGCGCATCTTCGAGCATCTCGCGATGACGTAGCCAGTCACCTTCGCGGTCGATAGCGAAAGGGGCAAGCTCCTTTTCCTTCCAGAAAAAAGGGGCGGCTCCGAATGCGTTCTGCACTTCCTCCGGCTTGGCGCTTTCATCATTGGTCACGCCGTCGATCACCATGATGGGCGCGGCGATGGCGGATGATTCCGACTCTGGAAGGGTGAAGTCTTCTTCGTGTTCTTTGGGTGTCGTCATGGGATTCTAAGGTGTCGTTTTACGCGGTCCATCGTTCGTCCTTTGGCGTTGGTGCTGACAAGGGAGGCTCTGCCCGTTCCTGGGGCACGAATGAGCACAAGAGGTGCCCGCGAGCGCATCATCTCTCCGATGGCGTCACGATTGAGAAGCCCTTGCATCATCCAGAGGAGCGGATGTTCGGGAGACTCTGACTGTAGCCTCTGCGTGCGGACTGCCTGCGCAAGATCGGAGGCCACGGCTGGCGGCATTGTGAGGCTTTGCCCTTGGAAACAAAAGAGGGTGTCTGGCGCGTTGCCTTCAAGTCTCGCGATAGGAAAGCCGAGAACGCAAAGACAGGCGGCGAGCTTTAAATCCCGCGTGCCGAAAAGAGCTGTGCCAGACTTGAGCGACGGCGGAATTTGACCTGGCACTAGCGCCCATCGCTCAACACCTTTGACCTTGGTTAAAACGTGCTCCGTTCCTTTGCACCAAAGCCGGAGAGCGTCGGAAGCTTTGCAGGCTCGCAGGACATCCAAGGCCGGGTGCGTCGGGTCTTTTTCTTGGAGCATTCCTTTTTTGAGCAGTCCCAAAACTAGCTGCGTATTGTGTGACGGCATCGGCGCTTCGCCGTCCGCGTTCGTTGCTCCAATGGCCTCGAAAGGCACGGAATCAAGGCCGATGAGCAGCGTCTTCCACGCCTGCCCTGAGAGCTTATCAACGGAGTGATCCAATTTGATCTCAATGCCCAAAACGGAAAGAGCCGCACCGAGTTCTACGTTTGTGGTTCGCGTATAAGCCGGAGCGGCTCTGTTGATCTTCATGCTGGGGCTGGAGAAGCGGTTACGCGGTGATGACGAACGGAGCGTGCGTGATGTTCATGCTCGTCTTGAGGTCTTCTTCAAGGCTCAGGGTTTCCTCGGTGTCGTCCAGCATCATCGTGCCGACTGCGGGGTCCATTCCACGGCGGGAGGCCGCGAAGTTGACCAAAGCAGTGACGCGAGTGCCGGGATGCTGATCGGCCAATCCTGCCTGAGTGATGATGAACGCGGTAAGGCTGATGGAAACCATCGGATTGAAATACTCGCGGCGGCGAATGTTGCCGTGACGGTTTTTGCGGTCGCGAGTCTCACGCGAGGTCTTCGCTTTGAACTCCTCCACGTCGAGATTTTCCTCGTCCTGAAGATCGTTCAGTGAGTCGGCTGATCCGTGGATATGAACTGCTGCGGGTGCTGCCATAGTGGTAGAAAGTCAGAGGTTGAAAGGGTGATTAGGAAGCCGCGCCGGAGACGTGGCCGGGTGCTCTGAAAAAGATGGTCGTTCCAGACTTCACGACGCCGACAACGGTCAAATACCAGCCGGTAGTGAGGTCAGCACTTGGAGCAATGCCGCCTGCGGTAGCGGACGAAAGGAGGATCTGGTTTGCCGTCAATCCAGAGGCAGCGATGACGAGCGCAGGATCATAAACGACATAGGCGATTACCTGCCCGGCAGATGCCGAGTTGACCGCGATGCCATCCACGACTCGGAGGGCGGCAGCGCCATTGGCGTCGGAGAGCTTGGCCTTGCCGATGCCCTGCGCGTCAGTGTCGGCAGTGTCGAGATAAACAAGCTGCCCGGCGGTCACGGTTGCGCCTGCCGTTGCGTAACGAATAACGGCGCTCGAACTTGGCACCACGTTGGCGGCGGTGATTGAGATGTCGGCAGCTTGGGAGAGCGCGGAGACGGCGAGAAAGAGGGAGAGGAGGAATCGCTTCATATCGTTTCGGGAGGTGTGTCAAATTTAGGCGAGTGCTTCGGGTGCGAGTTCATCGGCTCGAACATTCACGATCACTTCCGTCTTTCGTCCGCGCCGGTCACCTTCGATGCCCATGCTGGCGACTTCGGGTGCGATGCGGTATTTCGTGATCCAAAAACCAGTGCGGACGGCTGTAGTCTGAGCCTGTAGCCAAGCCTCAAAAGCTGCCGCATCGGCGAGGATATAGCGGATTCCTGCCGTCCAAGTATTCTCTTCCGTCGTGGCCTGATCTTCACCAGCGGTCTGAAGCTCCACGGAAATCGTCAGGCTCATGCGTTTCGGGTGCTTCGATTCGACGGAGGTCGTCACGAACACGATTCGCGGGAATAACTGCTCGCCGATGTAAGGCGCAACAACGAAAGGCAGCGCCGTTGAATCGGGCAATGATAAGTCTGTTCGCCGGGTGGTGGCATAGTCAGCCAAAAGCTGCGGGATGAGTGTTTCGGTGTTCGTCATATTTCGGAGGTCTTGTCAGTTAGGAAAGGCGGGCGCGAAGTTTCTTTTCGAGTTTAGACGCGATCACGGGAAGCTCACGCTCCATCGCAGCTAATCGGTAGCCAAGCACTGTATCAAAGCGCCGTTGAACACCATACGCGCCGGAGTTGATACCCAAAGTAACGCTCTTTTTCTGCCCACTTCTCCGCCGCTTCACATAGCCGAGACGTGACTTTTGCTTCATTACCCAAGCCGGGATTCCTCGCAGGTTTCCGAATTGACCGCCAGCGGCTACCGGAATGCTTGATGCCAGATAGCCGACTCGGCTTTGCTTTTTCCGAATATAGGAATTGAGCTTTCCCTCGTTGGCGATGACCTGCGCGACGTGGCGGTTTTTGGGAACTGCGCCCGTATTTTTTCCTCGCGCTTTTTCGTGCAATGTCACGTCTGGCGCTGATACCACGGAGGCACCTCTGAGCCTCACGTTTGAACTGTATTTGCTGAGCACGGCTTGAGCTTTGACGAACTCGCGACGTTTCAGGTGACGCCAGAAAACCTCCGCCATGATTGGCGACTTGGCCGCGATCATCTTGAATGCGTAGCTTGCCGATGCAAAAACTCGTTTGATGTCGCCTTTAACCTTGGCCTGCCCGTGCGTTTGAGCGGCTTTTCCTTCAACTCCTTTGTGGAATGGTGGCGTGACTTGCACGAGGCCGGGAACTTTGCCAGACGAGGAAATCAGAACGCGGACGTTATTGGTCAGGAAGGCATCCATCTCCACCTCAGTCTCACGCGGAAACTCGCGGATGATGCGCTGCAAACGCTCCGTCCTGATCTTTCCCATGATCATCGTGCGATCTTCAGTCCAAGGGTTACTGAGCTGCTATCCACGGAAACGCGGGCGATCTTGTAGCTCACAGCGTCGATGATGATTGTCTTGTTTCGGAAGGTGCTCTGAAGCGGTTTGGCGAGCATCCTGAATTGAGCCTTGGAGCAGACCAACGTGGCATTGTAGCTGGCAAGTAAGCCGTCTATCTCAATCTCCTGCTCGCCTTCGTATTCGTTCAAGACGCCGGAGTAGCTTTTCCCGTCCATCGTCCACGTCGTCAGCCCGAATACATCCTCGGCCTCGTTCATGCCGAAATCCGCAAAGTCTGAAAAGTCACTCATGCTTTGCGCGAAGTGTCACGCCACAAAAAAGAGCGGCCCCTTTCGAGGCCGCTCTCCCATGCAACAAACTGGACACCACATCCAGAAATGAATTAGCCGAGAAGAATCGCAGCGTGAGCTTTCTTGAGGACACTGAAGCCCCAGAGAGCATGAATGCGATAGAGCACCATGCCGTCGCCGGGATAAACACGAAGGTCGAAGCTGATACCAGTGCGAGGATCGGTGATCACTTCGTTGTCGATGGCGAGGTCGCCTTCAGTCGGGAACATTGGCAGGCGAGTGCAGAGAACCGTGGAGTCGCTGGTGAAGGCGAGGTTGCGGGAACTGGTTGCGTTCACCGTCACGGCGTCATTGTTTGCCACGGCAGCGACAAGGCCGGGAGCGGCGATGGTCACGACGTTGGCGGCGAGAGCGGAGGCCACGACATATTTGTGATTGCCGATGGTGATGATGTCGCCAGCCAGAATGGTTCCGGTGCCGGTGTCGAGCGTCAGGGCGGTAGAGCCCACGGCATAACCGCCAGCCTCGTTAATGAGGTAGCTCGCGCCAGTGCCAGCGGTGGCAGTGTTGATCTGTGCGGACTCACGAACGCTGAATCCGTGCAGGTTGAGCAGTTCGCCATCACGCAGAGTCATGCTGTTTCCGGCTTCGTTGGCTTTCGTGAGTTGGCCGAGAGTGCGGAGGGCAGCGCCAGCAGCGGTATTGATCACGAGCGAGCGGCCAGACGCAGGAGCTCCGTTGTCGTCCAGAATCTTGCGGGCCTGAGCGGAATCGCCAAGGGTAGTGGCGAAAGGAGTCGTGCCAGCGGTGCCATAAGCACGGGAGGCACCAGCGGCGATGGCGTCGCAAAGGTCGTTCTCCATCTCATTGACGAGAACGCGGAAAGCCTGAGCGATCTGGCCTTGCTTGATGGTCAGGAAGCCAGGACCTGCGTCCATGCTGCCGACTTCTTCGCCAGTCCAAGAGAACCCGGCATACTTGTTTTTGCTGAGCGTGACGGTGGCGTTGGCAATGCTCTGATCAATCGCGGAAGGCACAGCCATTGCAGGCGTGAAGGTCGCGGTTGTATTGACCGGAGTCTGCGGAACGCGCAGGGTTTGATTCGTGGCAAGTCGGTCTGCCTTCGGGTCGCGGGAGACGCCGGGAATGCAGCCGACGAGTTCGCGAGAAACCACGTCAAGCGCGGCATAAACGTCAGGAATGAGATTTGAGAGGGTATTAGCCATATTGGTTTTCTAGGTGAGAGTGTTGGGAGTGATTGGTTAGTCGGTGACTTTTCCGCCAGCAGCGCAGAACTCGCGCTTTTCGCCAGCCTTGAGTTTGCGGAACTCGGCGCGGGTAAGTTCCTTTGGCTCGCCGGTGCGGGCTTGAGGATCACGGGCAACGGGATCTGCACCAGCTCCAGCGAGGCGGGCGGTAACTTCAGTATTCACCGCAGCTTCAAAGTCAGCGGAAGCTTGCGCGGATGCAGATTCGAGGCTGGCAATCGTGGTAGCGTGTGCCGTTACCTGAGCTTCAGCGGTGGCGAGATTGGCAGAGGTTGCCTCAAAATCAGCGCGGAGAGAGGCGAGAGCGTCGGCAGACTCGGCAAGCTGGGACTCAAGATTCCCGACTTTGGTCTGAAGGTCTGCAATTTTAGTGGACGTGAACATAGGATTAATTTGTTTCGATGGTGTCAAAATTAGAGCAGGCGCGAAACGTATTCGTCGAGGGTCTCAATGGTTAGGCTGTCAACGAGTCCGAGCTTTTCGGCTTCCTCGGCTGGCATCCATTGGCCTTCCATCGCGTCATCCTCAACGTCGCGGTTGGTGCGGACGGCGGCGCGGAATTGAGCGTGCATCGAATCAACGGAGGCTTGGAGCTTGGCTTTTTCTTCGTCAGTGAGCGGACGCCACGGAGAGCCTGTGTCCTTCCACTTGCCAGCCTTGATCATTTGCATGGAGAGTCCTTCGATCTCTGCCCACTTGGAAGCGTCCAGCATCGCGATGTAAACGCCAATGCTGCCCACGATGGCGGATGGAGCGGCGGCGATCACGTCAGCGGCGGAGGCGATGTAATAGCCCGCAGAGCAACACAGACAGTTGACGTAGGCGTGAACTTCCTTCGTCTTGGCAAGCTCTTGGATACGGGTGAATGTTTCGTGAACGCCAACGACAGAACCGCCGGGTGAATTGATGTCGAGCACAACTTTGGAGATGCTGGCGTCACCTGCCACGCGAGAAAGAGCGGCATCAACGTCGGCAAGGTCAACGCCGCCGTAGCAGTCGAGGTCAAACATCGAAACGCGCTTATCAATCACGCCGTCGATGTGAATCACTGCCACGTCTCCGAACTTCTCGAACACGCGCCCGCGCCGATAGGTGGCCTCGCGCTCATCCATCGCCTTTGGTTCAGGGTGGCCGATGGCTTGACCACCGATAATCATCGGGCCGGGAGCGCCAGTCAGTCCCATGTGCTGAAGTAGGTGCTGCTCGAAGGCGTTTCGCTCAATTGGACGGAGCATCAGCGCCGAGCAAAAGAGTTTCGAGAAGAGGTGAGGGTAGGTTTTCATTCCTGGGGCTGCATATTGAGTTGATTGATCACGCCGGGCGTGGGCTCATAGAGCATATTGAAGTCAACGCCTTCGGCTTCGCACTTGGCTTTGGTGCGGGCGAGGAATCGGATTTGATCTGACATCTCGGCATCGGCGTCGAGGCCCTGCTCTTCGAGAAAGCGAGGAATGGACATGCCGCAGTTGCGCGTGAGCGTCTTGAATGCGTTTGCCATGCGCCCCACGTCCACGGTAATCTTGCGAGGACCACGGAAAAGGATTTTATCAAACCAAAACGGGTCTTTTGGTTGAGCAATTCGGCCTGATTTGATGGATGTCGCCACCTTCCAGATGATCTCACGGCGGACAAATTGCCACGTCACGAGGTCGCCAAGCTGATCAAATGCCGACTGCGCATCTTCGGCGTCGTAACGAACGGAAGTTCCTCCGCCTTCAGTCATTGACCACATCACGGAAAAAGGCAGGTCGTAGCCAAGGCACATTTGCTGGAAAAGGAGCTTAATAAACTCCAGCACGTTTTGGCCGGGATGATTGCTCGTCAAAAGCTGCAATTCTCCATGCTCGCCGAGATAGTTCACCATTGAACCAAACACCTTTTCGAGCGGCTGCGTATTCGTTGGATCGGTGGCGTTGCCAGTTTCGATTTTGTTAAACGCGCCCTTTTTTCCGCGTTTGCCAGTGCCTTTGACGGCGACGGCAAGTGCTGAATGCAGCTTCGCGGTGCCGGTGACTAGCGCGTTGAGGTCGAGGGCGTCGATACCTTGATTGAGGCCAGAGTATCCCCAAGGCATCCCACGATGGCCACGGGCGCGGCGACGTTTGAAGAGGTGGATAACGTCTTGTTTCGCGATCAATCGGAAGGCTTCGTTGCCCGTTTTGGGCAGCGAGCGGACAGAATAGGCCAGCGGGCGCTCGAACTCGTTCACTTTCACGCCATCATCCCACATCGCGGGCGATTCGCCCTGTTTAAGCGGTGGCGTTTCGATCTCGAACACGTCGAGAGGCTGAATCATCGGCCATCCCGACTCTCCTTTGACCATCACGGCGTTATATTCGCCGTCCAAAATGATCGTTTCGGCGGCGAGGCGCTTCGATTCCCAGCCGTCAACACTGCCGTCGATGCTGTAGGCGTCTTTGTTGTTCCACCACGTTTCGACATCGCGGCGGGCTGCGTCATTAAACGCCTGATCTTCCGTCTCGAATCGAAAATGGATGCCGGTGCCGATGGCCTGCCGGGCGAATTTGCTTTTGATGCGGGTTAAGAATGCGCAGTTAGCTTCGAGTGCGCGGTGCTTTTTGATCACTTCACGCCGAGTCCACGGCGTTAGCTCCCTGCGGCTGTTCGTGGGAAACGCGATGAAGCTGCGCCGTGTTGGCGAATCGGTGGTGGCGTCGTATGCGGCTGCGCCCATGCCTGCGGTAATATCACTCATGGCTGGAATCCTCGGAAATCAGGGCGGGTTGCGCTAACGGTGCCGTCATCATCGCCGTCGGTGCTGGCATACATGGTCAGAGCGCGGCGGCAGCAATTCATAACCTCCAAAGCTGAAAATTGCACGTTCCTTTGGAAGCTCTTGCCGTTCAGAGACGAGCTGGTGAGGTGTCCAATGGTTCCCTTGCCACTGAGAATAGAAGCCCTCGCGTCCTTCATCAGCTTATCACACAGAGCCGTGGAAGCATCGGCCTCCATTTCTGTGACAAGGATATTTACAAAGTCATCGGCAGTCATTTACGAGGCGGAACCTGTCAAAGATTGCAAAATCTCACATGTGAGAGATTAGGTTTTCCCGCTAACTGAAAGACGAGTTTGGATGCTTCCCGCAGTTAGCCTAATTTGTCAGGCGTTGTCAATAACTAATCTCGCTGCAAAATGATGTTTGAGAAATTCATTTGACTTGGCGGGCAGATTATGGAGAATCGGGCAGACACAAATAGGTTCTCTCGTGCAAGGAGTGATCCGTCCCACCGGGGGAACCCGCCGAGGCCGACTTCTTGCACAAGTCGGCCTTTTGCGTTTTGGCTATCTAGCGCCCCAAGTCGCCCCTGAGAAGGTGAGATAAGGCGATGCCAGTTAAAGCTAACGGATTCGCCGGACTGCAATTCAGGCGAAAGCAAATAGCGATACTACCGATAAAACCCTGCTCTATGCCGTGGAAGGCCCGTAGCAGTGGCGGTCCCGCAAGGGGTGTCTAAAGCTCGAATCGGCTCCTTTATACCGAAGAAAACTTTACGGCATGGATTCCTCTAAAGGGGAAATCTGTGCCGTTGCTGAATCTCACCATTACCCGAAGTGAACGCTCTTATAAATCAACCAATCAAGAAGTCTGAGTTTGAAATGCAGGCAGAATTATACTTTCGCCTGAAAAAACTGGGTCTTGATGTTCGCGGCGAAGTTCCCGCCTTTTTTGAAGGTGAGAGAAGTTTTTTCGACCTCGTTGTTTTTCGAGGCCATCACGGTGCAGTTATCATCGAAGTAAAAAACGGCGCGGCAGATGCGTTCAGACGCGGAAAGAAAACCCGCCAGAATCGCAAATATAAAGCCTATGATTTGCCGCTGGTTTATTACACGACGGCGACACCAATCGAATCTGTGATTGCTGAGATTCAAAAGCATCTTAGCGAATTGTGAATAACTCACTCTTCAACGGCTGGCGCATTCCTTGAAAGCCACTCCTCGCGAATCGTCTCCAAGAATTTCGTTTCGATGATCCCGCTCATGACTTGGTGCATTTTTTCCGTATCTGCCAGATGGTTGTCGCCAGTGCAAACCCAGACAAGTTTCGTCGTGCCGTCGGGCATCATCTTTTCTTCCGTGTGCTCATTGCACATCTGATCCCGGTAATCGTTGCCGACGTTACGAGGTAGCCACCAGAGCGTTTTATGCTCTTTGATGCAGCCATAATAAAACTGCTGTTTCGCGCCTTCGTCGTAATACCAGACGAGATCTTGCTGATCATCATCCACGGGCGACATTCGGACATCATTTCCGCGAAGTTGAGCCCATCCGCCACCTTTCGACGGGCTGAAGACATCGGCATTCTTCCGCGTGAACTCATAGACCTTTTTGTTGATCTGAGATTCAAAGCCGGAGTCAATGAGGCCAGCATAGACGCTGTATTTTTCACCCGCGAAAAAGTAGCCGTTCTGCTCACCGTGGCTGTCTGGTTTGATGCCTGCCAGTTCTTCGATCTGATCCCACGAGACGGCGCTGCCGTAGTCCACAAGGGAAGACCACACAGGGCACTCTGGCTGATCAAAGGCCAGCCCCCAGGCTCGAATGCTCCACCAAAAGCACGCGCCTTGAACGTCAACGCACATGGTCAGAATCTCCGGCTTGCGCGGGATTTCCTTGAGCAAGTATTCAGGCGAGCGGGCAATCGCGGAGTCAAGGTCAGTCTGCTTCACATCCGTGGCCTTGCGGATGAACGGCAAGCCCAGCGTGGAGTTGTAAAAGTTGTGCATCCTGCTCACGTTCCCACGAGCCAGGAGAAACTCCTTCGCGATGATGCCCCAGCCTTCAAACGGAGAGAGAGCCGCCCACACATGGAAGCTGGCGTGATCTACGGCCGCTTTTGGGTTGTGGCTGCGCAGCTCGTAACGGCGAAGCATCCACGATTGGTGACTCTGCTCGATCTCGGCAAGGCAGGAGCCGCATTCATAAACCGTCCCGCGCTCCACGGCTTCGAGGTCATAGCTGCCGCCCGGTGTTTTACACGACTCAAATTTGAAGCGCCCGGTCTTTTCCACATGCTTTTCACCTTCCGCCAGCGGCTTGCCATCGGCGCCGAAGGGAACTTCCTTTTCCTCGCTGAAGAACGTGAGCCGCTGCATGGCTTTGCAGTGTGGGCAGGGAAGATAGACGTGCGTCTGTGAGCCTGCTTTAAACCTCGTCCACGTCCGCGCCCATTCAGTCGTAGGCGTTGAGTTCTCCACGATCTTCCGCGTGAATCGAAACTGTTTCGAGCGGGCAATAGCGAGGTCTTGCGTATTTGCCTCGCCGTCCGTCGTGTGCTTCACCTTGTCCGATTCATTGAGCACGATCAACTCGGCTTGAAACCCGGCAAGCTCCGCCGCGCTTCCACCGCCCACGACTCGAAACACCATGCCGACAAAGTGCATGAGCAGCGTGATCCAATGCGTGCGGTCAATGATAGCCTTCTCGGCGCAAGGAACACACTCCATGATGTGAGGCTGAAGCTCTGTCCGGCTGAACTGCATTGCCGTCTTGCGCGTTGGATCAACCCAGAGAATCGGGCCTGGCCAAACGGCGATCTTGTGAAGCACGACAGCGATGGAAAACAGCGTCTTGCCACATCGAGCGGAGCAGCAAAGCGTGATGTGATGCGTCTTTTTCTGCCAGTAGATGTCGTAGATGCCACGCCAAAAGGGCATGAGGGAAGTGTCGAGCGGGCCGGGATTGAGTGAGCCGATAATCTGCGGAATCACGACATTTTTGTCGATCCATTCCCACACGCGCTGCACGGGCCGGACCTGCATCGTCGATTTGATCACCTTGCGGGCAATCGTCGCGAAGCTGGCGAGGTGCGAAGGGTCAATGTCAGTCTTCACCTGCGCGACCTCCCTCGTTTCTTCGCCTGTTTCGTTGCTCGTTTCGTGATGCTCAAAGGCTCGTCATCAAGGTCGGAGTCGTCGTCATCTTCCTCGTCTTCAACCGGTGGCGCCGTGGGGCCATCCTCCGCGAAGAACTCGCATCGCTCCAAGGTTCGGAGCACGGTATCAACCGCGCCCTGCACGATCTCTTCCGCCTCGTGGAAGTCAGTGAGGTGCAGCATCTTCTGCGCGAGCGAGCCGGGCAGGTTATTGAGCGCCTGCCGGGCCGCGCCCATGATCACTGAGATTCCAGCTTCTACTGCGTTTGCGTCCACTAGCTTCCCCAGAATCTTCATCGTTTCGATTTCGAGCTTCTGGCATTTGAGCTGAAGTTCACGGGCTTTCCAGTCGGCAACGGTCACGGGTTTGTCTTCGTCTGCGCCCTCTGGGTCAGTCTTGGCAATCGCGTTGTCAGTGAAAAATTTCATCCACTCCGCGACATTGTGCCGCCCGTCCGCCCTCGGTGACGGGTAGTCCGCCCGATCCCTTTGGATGCGCTGAATCGTCTTCCTAGAGCAGCCAAGATGCCGGGAAAGCTCGTCATAAGTCCGCACGAATCGCACGTTTGTCGGCAGTTCATGGGAGGTGGCTTCTGTCATGGGACGGCTTTTTTATGCTAATATGCAAATTTACGCATGGAGACGTTTAAACCGATTAGGGGCGGGGCCTATAAAAAGATTACTTATAGGGGCCTATAGCCTTGTGAACACCTCCACAACGGGTGCTAGGCGCTGTTTGAGCGTGTTTCGTTCGCTCTCTGACATCTTGTCCACATCGAGAATTGCGAGGCTGGAAACGAGCCGTGCAAGGTGCGTGATGTAGCTGCTCTTGATGCTCGCCTTTGTGCCTGTGCTGTCCGCTTCCGGCAGGAGTTGCGCGAGTTGGTAAGCATGACGCAGGCCGCGTGCTGAGTCGAGGTCGAGCTTCCCCTCGCGTGATAGTTGAGCGAGTTGCATCCATCGGCAGCGAGTAGCACGGGTGAGGGCAGGGATATGATTGTCCACCCAGGTTTCCCATTGCCCTCGTGGAATCGTCGTCTTCCACCTGAGCAGACAGAGCCCGGCTTCGACGCACTTCCGCAGGCGTTCTGCGCTCATTGAGGCCGCGCTGGTGCCGACGGCGTTGGCCTCACTGACGAGCTGTAGCAGTTGGTTCAGTTCTTCTTGAGAAGGTTGATAGTCAGTGGTTGCCATTGTTCAGGATGCCCGGTTAAATGTGTCTTTGATCACGTTTTGGAATGTCCACTCGGTTCTAGCAGGCCGTGAGCTTTTGCCCGTCCTGCCTGCTCTGTAGCTTTCGACTGCCTCGGCTGACTTCATTCCTGGCGCTGGGATGCCAGCTAGATAAACGTGTTTCAGGTGGACACAGTAGCGGCTAACGGTGGCCTTCGTGACGCTGTGATCATTGGCGATCTCCGTCTCGTTCTTCGCAATTTGAACGCCGAGGCCAAACACGAAATCCACGCAGCACGCCATGAGCCGCGGCTGTGGAGCGTCAACGATCTCGCCTACCAATCGCGCCAGCGTCTCCTTTCCTGTGAGCCGGTTGACATCTACCAGCGCGGCGAGCCTGTTCTCTGTCAGTAAGTCATTCACCACTCCGGCTATGAGTTTCACCAATCGCGCATCCACCGTCTTCATCCTTCGTGCGAGCAATTCGCGGAGGTGATCTTCTATGGAGTCACAAGCCGCTGCGGGATCAACCTCGTATGAGGCTTCAACGTATTCGGAAGGGTCGCGAAGCATTGGGTTGATCTTGGGTGTTATCGGAAGGGGGATGACAAGGGGGATTTAGCCAAAAATCAAGCGATTATTAGGCATGCTTTCCGCATCACTTATAACGGTTTAGCATAAATGACACAAGCACAAAAAAGCCCGCCCCTTGTGAGGGCGGGCTAATTCGAGGCCAGTTTACTCTGCCACGTTTGGCAAGTAATCCACGACGCGCATGGCCTGCGTGGTGATGATGGTGCTCGTGGCCTGTGCTCCACGGAAGCACATCTTTGCGCGCCATGATGTGCGATTATCCACCACTCGACAGGTAATGGCTTTAACGCGCTCCTCACGATGGGCGCGGTTGACCATCTCCGCCTTTTCCGATTCGAGCGCATGGATGCGGGCGAGCAGTTCGGCGGTTGTTTTGATTGCCTCCAGCTTTGCCGCTTCCCGCGCTTTGGCGGAAGGTGGCAAGATGAAGACGGCGGGCTCTGACTGCGGACGCGGGGAACGCAGGCTTTGAGCGGTTAGCGCGGCGGATGACAAGTCATGGCGGCGCACTAGGTTGGCGGGTGTTCGTATTTTCATTGGTGTTCGTTGCTTGGGTTTCTGCCGCTGTCGGCAAAATCTGTGACGGCTAGGATTAGCGCGGCCCTTGCCCACTTTGACCACGAGACGGAGCCTCTGGACTTGTCTTGGGCCTCAATCTCGGCGCTGGTGAATCGAATCGTCTTCGTGATGCTTTTGACCTTATCTGGCGCTTTGGCGGCATTGCGCTTGCCGGTGTTGCCGTGTTTCATGAGTTAGATTCCGCTGAGTTCGCGACGGTTGATAAATTCAGCCTGTTTCAAAAGGCGCGGAGTTGATGCGGCGAGAATCGTTTTTACGACTTTGCCATGCTTGCGACCCCAGACTGCGGGACGTTTGCCAGTGATGAGAATGCGGGCGGCGGTGCCAACGGTGCAATTTGCTTTTTCGGCGAGGATGTGGAGTGAAGTTTTCATGGTGGTGTTTAGTTCGTTGTTTTCTCTGACAACGGGATTCTGCCACAGTTAAAACGTGACGCAAATTAAAAGTGCATTTATTTTATTCGGGTCGTTTTGATCCCGACTTTATGGAGATTCTGTCAAGACAATTCAACTACCACGCACGATAGGTTCCCCTAAGTTTGTCGAATTTGAGTTTAAACATGCCAGTCCAGCCGGTTTCTCGCTGCTTTTCAACCGTCACCTCGGCATCATGGGTGGATGCGTCAATGTCAGGAGTGAGCTTGTCTTGCACTCGGAGCTTCTCCTTGTCCGGATTCTTATTCACAAGGATCACATTGTCGGCGTTGTTTACCATGAGTGACGAGCCTTTGATGGAATACATGGAAGGGCGCACGACGGTCTGAGATGGCTTGGCAAGATGTGCGACGAGGTGAACGTGGCAGCCGGTTTCCTTCGCGAAATCTTGGAGCCGATTGCAGAACTGGCCCTGCGCTGGATAATCCTCCTCCAGTTCCTCAATTCTCATAAGTGAGTCAATCATTAGGTGAGCGCAGCCGTAGCGACGAAAGGCGAACCATAGCATCTCCATGAGTTCCTCTTGCTTCATGCTGCCCACAACGTCGGCAAAGATGAGATATTCACCAGCGCCACGAACAAAGGCGCGTGCGCTGTCATCGTTCAGTTTCTCCCCGTTGAAGATTGTCGCCAGTTTTCGGAGAGTCGTTTCGACCTTCATTTCGAGCGATGCCTCGAAGATGGCGGTTTGATCGGCTAGAAGCTGGGACTTGAGGAAGTTTAGGAACGTCGATTTACCCACGCCTGCGAAGCCTCCCCAGAGAGTCACCTCGCCGGGACGAAACCAGAAACCCGAATAAGGCCAGTGCCTTGCCATGAATTGCAGTGTAAAAGGTGGGTCTTTATGGGCGATCTCGGCAAGCAGTCGGCTCTCCATCTCGGCGGCAGTCACAAGCCGTTTGACCTTGGGAACCTTCGCGTTCGTGATCCAGTCGGCAGCGTCACCAGCGACAAAGCCAGCCATAAGGCAATCGTTCGCGTCCTTTTTTGGCATCGAAACAATCATGCAGCGATGCTTCCCGAGTCGAGCGGCTACCGTTTCCGTGATCTTCCGGCCTGCCTCGTCTTGGTCAAAGGCCAGATAAATCGTGTCGAAGACGGCTAGGTTCTCCCACTCGTAATCAATCCATGCGCAGCCAGTGCCGTTCGGGATAGACAGGGCCGGGATTCCCCACTGGTGCCACGTTGCGGCGTCGATTTGACCCTCTGCCAGTAGGACAGTCTTGGCCTTGTAAGCCGACTCTGGCAGGGCTTGCCACCCAAAAAGGGAGGGCGCGCAGTCCTTGTCCTGCCAGACTCGTTTATCTTTGTCGAGAGTGCGATAGGATCGGTTCACAAGATCACCTGCGGGTGAATACGACGGAAAAACGATGGCGCTTTTTTCGGGTAATCCTTCGATTTTGAACGCCTCAACCGTGGAATTTCTCAATCCTCGTTTGTCGCGGAGGTAGGACATGGCCTTTCCTGCGTCATTGAGTGGCCTAGAATCAATCGTAAACGGTTTCGAGTATGACTTACGCTCTAGCTGCCTGATAGGGTCCACAATGCCAAGGAATGCCTTTGCCTGTTTGATGGCCTCCGCAGGCGTGATGCCACGGGAGAGCCGCCAGAGGTCGAGCAAGTCGCCTTTGTCTTCGTCGTTTGACCAGTCGCGCCATTGCCCGGCGTAGGTGCCAGAGATGCCGATTTTGAGCGATTCGCCGGGGGAGCCGCCCACATCGCCGCAGAGCATCACGTTGCCATGCAGTTTCGCGCCTGGGAGTAGATGGGCAACGACGGCTTGAGCTTGAGCCGCTAGGCGCTCGGAGATTTCCGAGACTTTGAGTTCTACCATAGTTCAGGGCCTCCGGTGGAATCTGGGTCTTGCCCTTCTGCCTCGCGGCGTTTGGCTTCGTTCTCGGCACGCTTGCGCATCATCTTCGCCATGACATCAAGTGACCCGTCCTCCATGATGTAAGGCCAGTCGCTTTCAGGGTAGCTCTTCCGGTAATGCTCCATGCGCTGATCGGGTGTGAGTTTGCTAGGGTCGATCCATATCTCTTCGACTTCCGGCTCTGCTATTTTCTCAGTGAATAACCCTTTCCAGTTGTTAGCCATCGAGGTGTCAACGCTAACCTTCAGTCGTGCCGATGAATACTTGGCTTGTTCCGAACAAAGCCTTTGCCATCCGATTGGGACGTATGCCTCGCGGCGTTGGCGTTTGTATTCAAACCACTCGTCGAGAATTGGAATGTGAGATGATGGATAGCCATCTGGATAGACTGGCACAGTAACCTTGAGCTTTTTGGCAACCTTCTGAGTTGCCTTCCCTTCCGGTTCATTTCCGGTTAATATTCCGGTTCCTTCCGGATTGGGTGCACGTGGTGCGGGGGTGGGGTGCACGTGGTGCGGGGGTGGGGGTGCACTACATGCACCGGGGGGGTGCATGTAGTGCGGGGGTGCATGTAGTGCGGGGGTGCACGTGGTGCGGGGGTGCAAGTTATATTGTGTGCTAGTCCCCTGTCTAAAAATGCGCGTGAGATTGCCGTTACATTCAAGCTCAAGAATAGACTTTTGAACTGCTCTTTCACAAAGTGAAGTAAGCCGCACCAATGAGGCGACTGACAAGTCACAGCGCCCCGTTTTGTCGTTGTGTGCATCTGCCAGCATGTAGCCGACAAGGCGCTGGGTGGGTGTGCCTTCAATCATCTTGAAGGATTCAATCATGGAGAAACTCATTATTCAGCCCTCCTTGCTACTTCTGCGGCGATCTTTGAAAGCAATGGCTCACGCAGTTCTAAATTCTCCTTTATCCATTCGAGATACCAGTCGGGCAAATCGGCAAAGGCCGTTCCCTTAAACTTTCCAAAAGGCATCCCGCCAGATGGGGAGGGGCTGAACCCTCGCTCCGGTTTTTTGGTAGCCTCAAAATAAGCAACAGGCACTCCAGCCTTGCGCATATCAGCGACGGCCTTGATTGCTGCCGATTGCCACTCTCCCTCGGTGGCACTATCATTCAGCGCCAAAGCTAGGAGCTTCATTGCTTTAGGTGGGAGTTCAAATGCGTGGTCCATATCAACAAAAATCCCTCAACTCTGCCGCCGAGTTGGAACGCGCCCAATGATAAGCGCCCCGACGACAGGATTGAAGGATTGATTGTTGAGAGTTCATTGCGTTGATGCCGGAGGGTTCCACTCCTGTTGTCCGGCAACCTGAGTCTATTTACCCTCTGCGGGAAGGCAAACGGAACCGTTGATTTTGTGCGGCTTATCTTTGCAGCGTGGGCAGGTTTCGGTGCGGCCTGTCCCGGTGTTTACGAGGACGCGGCCTTTGCCGAGGCAGCGGCGGCAGGTCTTTTGAGGAATGCTCATGTTGGTGAATCAGGAAGAAAAACAAGCATCACGCGGGAGCAAAGTCGCTTTCCTTCCGGCATTTCATCAGCCTGAATTGTGATGGACTTATCACGGTAATCAAAGGCAATGAGCTTGCCCGCTATCGAGTTTTCCAAAACAAGCGGGTGGAGTTGTTTAGGCTCAACTGGAGTGTGTATGTCAACCATAAGAATAGGAATAAGGTCGAGCGTGCTCATTTCTCAAAAGTAACCCCCCAAGGTTTCGCCAATCTGGTCAGCTTCTCGAAAGTGAAGCCGACGCGCTTGGCAGTGTTGTCGATCGACAGTCCGGAAGACCTGAAGAATCGCCAGCGTTTGACGTGGCGGATGACTTCGGCTTTTGGCAGGGCTTGGACGATGGTGCGGGTGATCATATTACCAGGGGATTTCTTCGTTGGTGTCGTCCTGCGTTTGTGGCTGAGGCTGCGCCCGTGGGATGTTCCGCGTGGTGCGTGCTGGTGGCGCTTCCTGATTCTTTTGACCGATGCGCTTCCCGTTGCCGATGTAAGGCATTTTGACGCCAGCCTCGCGATCCTCCTTTGAGCAGTCCTGCTTGACTGAAAAGTCGTTGCCGTATTCGTCGGGAGTATCGTTCTCGTAAATTACGAGGTCGGCATATGTTCCTTTTGCGCCTTTGAAGAAGCGGGTTTTGTCCAGTTTGGTAACGTCGATTTTGAGTTTGATCATGGTTCAGGATAGATAGTGATTTCGATTCGTGGGTTTCTGCAGTCTTTGAAGAACTCGGGCCGCTCTGGCCAAAGTGATTTATCATCGCGGATGATGCCGCTGTCAGCGATTCCATCCAAGCTCGATTTGAGCCGGGTTGTGAGGTTGTCAGGATCGGGGAAAGCCATCGTTTTGAAGTAGGCTTTCAGGTCGTAGCGAGCTTTAACCCAGCCGGGGGGCGTGCGGCCTGCCAGAGCCGCAAGGGATGCGATTCTAGCCGTGCTGCGTGCCGCCCTCGCGAGCTTCTGCCTAACTGCCCAATGAATGCGAGAGTTGAGCGATAGCTTCGAGTCGGGCATCGGGAAGGTGATGGTGATGGAGGTCATGCTGCTTTCTTCAAATCAAGATACTTCTGATACGCTTCGCTTTTTGGCTGGGTAAGGCCAAGCCCTTTGCACCACCAGTCATTCCGCAGCAACACCTTGCAGAGCCTGCGATATGACGGTGCCCACATCTTACTTTCGAGAATTGACGGCGCTTCGTCTGGAATGCCGTCCACATATCCGCGCCCTTTCCAGCCTTTGATGAATCCGCGAAACTTGCGGATGTAATGCTCGCGGGTGGACTTTGGAAGACTCAAAAGCAGGAGGTCACAGAATGATTTCCATGTGTGCCCTTTGGGCTTCATAATCTTTCGGTAACCGTTGATGTTACCGCTTTCTTCAATGTAAAGAGCGCCTGAGTTTGCACCATTGACTCGCGCCACGACTCGAAACCATGTCTCAGGTTCAAGCAGGTGATAAAGCCAAAGGCCACGCCGCTGATCGTCTCCGTATGGCTGGCAAAGGCGCATTTGATGAATGGACATACCGGCCTTGTGCATCTGGTCATAAACCTTGTTGTGAAGCAGCGCCGGATTGTTCGCATGATAGCGCCACAAGTCCTCTGTTCGCCAGTCGTAGATGGGATACGCATTATAAAGGTTGTCGAACACCTTCGTCGTCCATCGGTTATCGTTGTGCATCTGCTTTGTCTTTGAAGCCACGGTGCGAAACCGATTCAGAGATTCGTCAGCACGGATGCCGACAAAGCCGCAGGCTGTATCATCGCCAGCATACCACGCGCCCCAAAGGACCATAAACTCCTCAAACTCCATTTTAGGCTGAAAGAATGGATAGGCCGAGACATCACTAACGACGCCTTCAACCTCTGGAATTGGACGCACCCAAATGTCTTTTGCTTCTGGGTCCCAGCAGCACCAGCGAGGCTCAAAGTTTGAGACTGCGTTTCTGAGTAGCATTGGAAGACAAACCCAATGCAGGTCAATGTGATCCCTGTAATGCTCGACCATCTCGGCAATGTGCTGAATGGTCGTCTTGTATTGCGCCTCTAAGTCGATGATGAGCAGACCGACTTTTCTGCCGCGTTTCATCGCTTCGGCCAGGACAAGATGCGTCATCACTGATGAATCTTTGCCGCCTGAAAAGGAGACGTAAACCTTGGCGAAATTGTCGAACACATAAGCAACGCGCTTTTGTGCCGCTTGAAATACGTCGTCGTCTTGAAATTGCTTGAGCTTGCTCATTTAGTAAAGATTTGCCTCCGTCTTTGGTTTCACTGACTTTTGATCTAGTTCAGGCTCGCCGCGTGATGCGAGCCATTGATTTAGTGCGACTAGCGCAGCGCCGTCAGCTAGCGCCTTTTGTTCTTCTGTTAACAGATTATAGCCCGCTCGAAACGATGCTGGGACACCTGAGTCTATGCACATTGACGCCTGCCCTAGCCATGCGATGCGATTCATGTTTTCGTTGGTCAGGTAATGCTCACATGAGTTCGGCCATTCAACAATCACGCGCTGCAATGCGGCAGAGAAACGCGGAATGTCAGCCAAGAAAACCTTGTATGCTTCGACTGCGTCTTTCGGCTTCATTCCTTTGGGTGGATTGTTGTCGTAGAAGCCAGCAGGATAGCACTCCCACTTGTCCCAAGTGTGGTAAATGCGCGTCATGGTTCCTCCTCCAAGGTGATTGGTTCATCTTCCATGTCGTCAATCTCCCAGCTTTTGGAAAACTCCTGATTCTGGAACATTTCAGCGAGGCCGCTGATTTGAGTCAGGCGCAAAACCTCGTCTGCATCCATGCCAAGATGCTTTGAAATCTTTTCGTCTGTCCAGTTACGGCGCTTCAACTCGACCACGATGTCAGACATAGAATCAACACGGTGCTTACCTCTGGCCCGATTGTGGCGGATCGTGGATGCAATACGGTCTGACTTGTCCGTGCGCTCTGCGTTGATTGTGACAACCGGAAGATAGCCGTGAATGCGCGATTGAATATCAGCGCACTCTTTACCGACGCGGTGACGATGAAACCCGTCAATGACTTCGCGTTCGCCAGAGCCTTCGTCAAAGGTAACGATTGGCTGAGTGTATCCGTCCTCAGCAATGGAAAGCCGTAGAAGCTCCATCTCAGGAGGGGCCACGCTGTTAGGATTGTAATCGTTGGCGTGGACGGCTTCAGCTTTGATCCATTGAACAAAGTCAACGGGCTCGTGATTCATAGGGCAAACGGAATGGATGCGCCCCCTGATCTTGTTGATGAAATCCATTTTTTCATCAAGAGGCAATCCATTGATCCATGACACTATGGGTTCAATGCTCGGCTCTAGCTTAAACAAATCTAATTGTTCGCTCATTTTGGTCGTGTGGTGTTTTGTTCGTTATTCCAACTGTCCTGCTGGGACGAGTTCGGTGCTGCCCTTGCCAGTTTCTACTGCGCCCGTCAAGACTGCATCGTGCAGATTATCGAGCGCCTTACCTTTTGCGTGAGTCGCATCTTTGAGCAGTTGCCTCACGTCGCCGAGGCCGATGGAGCACATGGCCGTGAACTCCTCTGCCGTAACTCCATGCTTTTCACAAGCGGCAAAGACTTTGCCAACGTCAGAAATGGACCGCTTGCCCTTCTTTTCGCGGAGCGTGAAGAACTGCTGAAACTCTGGGTCATTCTCAGCCCTAGCCTTTGCTACGCCTTCGATGGTGGCGACGTAGCGTTTAACCATTGCTAGGCCATTCATAGCTGCCGCAAGACGTGCCGCAGGAAGATCAAGAGCACGCGCCCACATGGCTTTCCGCTGCGTCTCTGGGTCGAGTCCGGCGATGGTGGCGGGCTCGATCACTTCGACTTCACGAATGGCGGAGTCTTGGAACGTCCGACATCCAAAGCGCGCCTTGCAGTATTGGCACCACTTGCCCGCCCTGCGATCATCCGGCCCCGCGTTTCGCTCGGCTTCGAGAGCGGCGAGAAGCCACGACTCGGCGAGCTTTAAACCGTGCCCCGCAAAGTCTGCCGTCGTCGGTTTTCCCTTGAGAGGCTGAACCAAAGCGACACGCACCGTTTCGAGCTTGTGCTTTTTCGCCACTAAAACAGCGAGGCTCATGAGTTGCGGATTCTCGATGGCGATGGCGTGATCACCTCGCAGGCTTTTGAAGTCGATCGACAGTCCGGTATTTCCGGAGACGTAGAGCCGGTCAAATTGCCCAGTAAATATCACGTCAGCCTTTGACCCTTTGACCATCTCCACAACTCCGCCGAGACGTGTTAGGCCATAGCGGCGTTCTGACAGCATTTCCGGCTCTCCTTGATTCCACTCTGCAACGAGACGCTTAGCTTGATTCTCGCACATCTCCGCCGTTTCTGCGGCTTCGACGCTGGCTTTGTCGTATTCAAGTTTGCCTTCAAGGATGGCGTGAACCTCATGACCCATATCGGCCATCGTCGTGTCTTCCTTAACGTCTGGCGCTGCAAGCTCCGCCTGATGCGATGCAGGGCATTCAAGAACACGGTGCATCTTGCTGGCGCTGGGGACGTATCGGCGTGTGTTGTTATACATGGCTTTCCTCCTCCCGTGCTTTGGCTTCCTTGATTGCCAGTTTGATAGCTCCGCGCACCGTCTTAGCGCGATGCACGCAGCTAATTTGAGAGCGAATATCGAGATTAATCATCTGATGCGAGTCGCCAAACGTCGGCAAATCATGGCCGATAAATAGCGAGTTGCGGAACTTCCCAGCAAACAGCGATTCGAGGAAGTCTAGTAGTTGAGTGTCGCTCATGGCGTTCCTCCTTTCGCTTTGGCGATGGCTGCACGGGCGATTGCCCGCACTGTCGGCGCATTGTCTAGGTAAGTGTCGATTTCATCCAAAGCCTCCAGCAAATCAGGAGCGGCGGCGATCAGTCGGGCGTTTGCCTCAGTTGTCTCAATGCATCCCGGCAATCCCGTCAATCCTCCGCCTTCGCAAAGTTTCCAGACAGCGGCAGGCGGTGAGTTGTGTCTCCATTTAGAGGCCCACTCAAAACCGGCGACTTCACGCGCTTCTTGCAAAGATGAAAACACTTCTGCATGCCACGGCCCAGGTGTATGCGTTGCGCTCATGGTTTCACCCCCTTCACGATAGCTACGATGGCGTCGAACTGCGCGAGGCAGGCGGAGAGCACATCGCTAGGAGCTTCGTTCAGCGGCACGAACTCGGGATCAGCAAGGCCTTGATCGGCCATCACTGTGTAAATCTCCGACCACTTCAAACTGGCGGCATGAAGCTTATCGAATACCTGATCGGTAAGAGAAGTTGGCGTTGCATCGAGAGAGAATGCTGCCGACTCATTTTGTGTGACCGAGCTGCACCCATCTCTAAGTGTAGTGCTCGGCGAGTCGGCAGTCTCTGACTGTGCCAGAGATTTGTATGGCGGAGGCTGCGGGCAGTCCTCTACCGTGGGAGTTTTGGGTTTGAAGAGTTTCGACTTTTCAGCCGTTGGCGTCACCGATGGGAAAGCCTCGTCAATGGTCGTGTGACCGTCTTTGATGGCGGTATGAAGCCCGAACAGCGTTTCAAGGTCGGCGAGGTCGATTTCTTCCAGTGACTTCTTGCTGAGTGAAGCCAGGATTTTATCGAGCTTCACGCCCATCTTGCCGAATGCTGCAATGGCGCGTTCGCGACGTTCTGAGAGCGTCTTGGCGTCACCGATGGCAACGGCCTTAGCTTGCTCATAGACGGGCTTGATAAGCGCGCCGGGAACGACTTTAAACACGCAGTCACGAAAGGCGATGGCGCTCCCTGCATTGCACGCGAGGTTGATGTCGTCCTCGTCAATCGCTCCACCTTTGGACTTCTTGCCCACGATACGACGGCGTTTTTCAATGGTCACGCAGGTATTCTTTTCGAGGTCGTGGCAGACAGCTTGCAAGACGACGTGCGGAGAGTCGCCATTGCTGACAGTTTCGAGAACGCGAACGCCAGCGCGGAGGTTGCCGTAGCATGAAACGGCGATTTCAGCGAGGCGAACGCTTGGCCCTTGAATGGTTTTCCCGCCGCGTGGCAGCGAGTAAAAGCAGCTTTCAGCAGTCTCCTGATCCAACGTGGCAAAGGAGAGCATGTCTTTTTTGACTTGCCCGATGCTGCGCGGGAATCGCTTAGCGGTTGAGATTTGAACGTCGATTTCTCCGCGAGTGATGGACTCGATGGCGGATGGTGGCAGGACTTCGGTGGCGGTAAGTTCGGTGGACATAAATTAAGCGAGGTAGAAAAGAGTGATGATGATGATGGCGAGGACGATCACGCCGAGGATGTCGGCGATGATTGAGTGATACTGAGCGAGTAAAAACCGGCGCTCGGCGTGAAGACGGCGCTGGCGTGGAGACTGGTGATCTTGCCAGCGTAGAGCGAACTGCGCGCGATTGTCAGTCACGCGGTCGTTTGGCGAAGCGCGGAATTTGAATTGGGAGAGGTTCATGTCAGCGAGTATGCGATGGTTAGGACCGCGTGAATGGCGGCGATGATGAGGAGGCCGAGTTTCATTCCGCGTCGGGGTTGAGTGTGTCGATTGCCGAGATGACGATGTTCACAGGAGTGCGAGCGGTGAAGGTGCAATCCCACTCCTCGCCATCCTCATGCAGTGCAACGCCGGGAGTCTCGCCCATGACAGGGAATGCCATATAGCGATCAGCGACAACGTGAGAGTCGCCTTTGCGGAACTCCAAACGGTAGCCGCCAGAGATGGCGTCTTCGTTTTGAAGGTTAAAACCAAGCTCGTCCAGCCTGTTAAAGATGTGAGTAAAGAACGCACGGCGGCGAACGTCGCGAGATGGCAGGCATTCAATCCAAGGTTGCAGGTTCATACGCTGTCCCCCTTCCGCAGACGAAGAGGGTTGCCTTGCTTGGCCTGCTTGCGTTTGAGCAGGTCAACGATAGCCTCATTCACAAAGGCTTTAAGGGTGGTGCCGTGATTGGCGGCGTATTGTTTGACCTGCTTATGCACGTCATCGGGAATGTCGATTTGGGTAGTCATGGGTAGTCGTCCGTTTTGGACGGCGGACTAAAACCATGCGATTCATCGCTCGTCAACATTATTTTTTTTATTGTTGCATTCTTTTTCCGTCGTGCAAAACTGGAGCCGCTCAAGTGATAAGCATTATTCACAAACTCCAGTCAAAGAATCTGCGCTTAATCACTTTCGCGCAGGCTACGAATGCTTTACAGACCTTTTCGATACCGAAGAAGAGGTTTTACAATGGCTTGAAGATGAAAAGATGATCTAAGATGAGATAATAAAAATACTATGAAAGAAAACATGAAACTGTCGGATGTATTTAAAGAGGCTGCAAATCTCCTTGGAATAAAGTATAATACATGCTGCGATGCTATTGGTGCGGCGCAAGGGTTTCATTATTCGGTCGAAACAAAAGCTAAAAGGCTTTTTATAAAACTGTTTAAGCCGAATGGGGTTAATGAGTTAGATTGCTGGATGGGAGACACTCACGATCCAGATGCTAAGCAGCATCGCATTTGGGCAATGCTTTTCATGGCAGAAATAACTAAAAGAATGAGAAGTTCTAAAAAGCCATGACACGACAAGCATCCAAACGCCGCAGTGTATAACATGCTGGCGGATGGCGCTGAGCGTAATGCTCACATCAACCAAAGCCTAGCCTCGCAGCTTGTGGAGGCGAGACGCGAGCTAGACGAGGCCAGCGATGTGATCAAACAGTGTCACTTCTGCATCTCGTTATTCCTTGGCTGGCATTCGCGAGACTTGGGAATGGATCACCTGCGCTACGTTTCGGAGACGTTAGCGAAGTGCGCCAATCAGCTTAACCATTCCTCTCCTGCCACTTCGCTAGGAACGACGTGAGAGGTTCATCCCCGTGGCCGTTTGTCCGGCACGCACACGTTGCGTGCTGGCATTCGATCCACACGCATCCCGGCTCGTATTGCACCTGGGGCTTTGCGTCTTTGGAGCGGCGGCATTTTGCAGAGTTGTTAAAATGCGCGCTGATTTTCTCGAAGTCGGAGATCATTCGATGCACTCAATCACGATGTCAGTGAGCATCAAGCAGACAATAGCGAGAATGCCATAGCCCACGCCAAACGACGCGATGGCAAACAGCGAGGCGGAGATTTGCCAGAACGCGAGTCTCATAAAAGTTCAGCGATTACCTCACAAGCTGCCATCCTGCGCACGGGATCGGTCATCGCCGCGAGGTCTGCCGCGTTGTCGATGAATCCAAGCTCGATCAAAAAACACGGCTGGAATGCCATGACCGCAAGCCTCGCGTGCTGGCTTTGCTCCTCCGTCTTGATGCCGCGTGACTTCGTTCCCAGAGCCTTGCAAATCGCCGCGTTGATCTTCTCCGCCATCGGCGCGTTGAGCTTGCCGCGGTAGAACGTCTCAGTGCCGTTTGCCGCCCCGTTTGCCGCGTTGCAGTGGAGGCTTAGCATGATGTCGCATCCATACTTTTCAGCGATGCCTGCGCGCTCCGTGACGGGCGTGTGATCACTGCTGCTTATGCGCGTGCGAATGACCTTGTGCCCGCGAGCCTGTAGGATGGCTCGAAGCTCATTTGTCCAGTCCATCGCAATCTCGGCCTCCTTTTTACCAAAGGCGCACGCACCGGGATCATAGACGCCCGTGCGCTTGTTTGACATCCCGTGCCCAGGATCAATGCATACGTTTCTCATTTTTGGCATGAGAAGAAACAAGCGATGATGCTAAACGCTCCAAAGGAGAGAATGCCGAAAGCAACCCCGAGAAATAGCCCAGCAATGTCCATTACAGTCCAGTTTTATCACCGTCTTTCGCGGCGAGCAGTCCAAGTGAAACGGCGAGCGCGGCGACTTGCTGAAAGGTCGTAGCGTGCTGTGGGGCAACGGCAGGAATCACAACGGCAGCGATTCCAAACAATCCAGCGAGAGAGGTTTTCCAGTTCTTGAGAAGGTTTTTCATGGTGTGTAATTTGAGGTTACTTTGTCAGCCAGAGTTTAATCAGTTCAACGATGGTGTCACGCCCTAAAAACAGCCCTCCGCCAAGAGTGACGATTGCGGCATCCTTTTTGTTTTTTGTGATCCACTCAATAAGTCTGAACTTTTCAACGGCCTTTCCGGTGGCGTATTCGGCGAGGATGGGCAGGGCAGAGACGAAAAATCCAACGCAGTTGCCGGATTCATCACGCACGGGGAGGACTGAAATCCTAACGAAAATGATTCGCCCGTCCTTGGTGATGTATCGCTTTGTAAGCCCGTAACCGTCGGACTCATTATCAGCCTTGAGGGATTCAACGCTGGCAATGTCTCCTTCGAGATCGTCGGGATGTGTGATCTGCTTCCATGTCCTGAGTCGGAGCTCGTGCTGAGCGTAACCCACAATGCCACAAAACGCACGGTTGCATCTAACAAAGCGATCATCAAGATCGACAATGGCCATCGGGATTTCGGAGATG